ATTGGCCCGGAGCTTTACGTCAAGCGCTTGCTCGATGGAGGTGCTAGCCATTACTTGATCCCTGCCTTGGTATAGGCATTGTCAATGCTTGTTTTGATAATTCCCCCATGCCTAGCTTCTCGCTCTTTCTTGGTCCCATCTAAGGCGGGCCTAAGATAGGGCTGTCTTGGATAGTTCGGCTTGTCTTTTATCCCATATTCAACAGGCCCCGCATGATCGCTGTTTGACCCTACATATCCTACATTTTTTTGATTTGGCTTCCTAAGCCTCGCATCCGTAGGAGCCGGATCGCGACCCGATCCGTCATTGAATCCGCCTTCCCCATCCGACATTGCCCACATTTCACTATTTACCAGTTCCCCGGTATCGCGAATTGTGTTTTCTTTTGCGGCTGCAAGAATGATAATGCAATCGCCCATGACTAAATCATGCTCGGTCTTATCGGAAAGTATTTTCGAGTAGTCTATGTGGGAAGGGGTAATCGTTACGCCAATCATTTCGGCCCCGCAAGATATGCGTCTAGTTCCTCGGTAGCGAGTTGTAAATCAGTCTTTGGCTTAGGCTCCCATCCATTGCCTTTGTCTTCATACCACGTCCCATCTTGGCTAACACCCTGAGGATATCTATCTCCAAAAGTAGTCACTTCGCAAATACCAATAATAGGTATTTGTCTTGCGGCTGTAGCGATACACTCTCTCATAGCACCGCCTCGGGAGATTCCTTGACGTATACTTCTTGATGATGGCCCGAGAGTTCGTTCAATTCCTTGATGTTCACGATTTCGAATGTTCGGCTATCCCATTTGATTTTCATCGCTCGCGTAATGGCAACGGAGGAAGGGAGGCAGAAATAGCCATCGCCTCGCGCCTCGGTCGCCCCGCCCATCCTGGCCCGATCCCCGGAAAGCTCATGCAAGCCCGAGCCTTTGAAGGGCGAGCCCGTGATAGCGCTCCACGTATTGTCATACGGCCATGTCGTGCTAGCCGCGAAGGAATAGACCGCGATTGACTGCGTGTAGAAGCGCTCAATGCCCATTATTTCATCTTCCCATTTGCTAGGGTTAGCATAATAGGGTCAAACTTACCATTTTGCAAAAGTCCTGTTTCATCGAACCATCCGCAAGTGATTATGGCGCTGCATCCATCCTGTACCGATATTGACCCTATTGTCATATAGGGACCTCCGCTTTTTAGTTGTACTACTAGCCCTTTTTGCAGTTCCATTTGTTCCCCCTAATTATTTCCCGTATACGTTATATCCCCACCCTCCGCGCTAGTTGCAGCGACAGGCCAATAGGTGCGGTTTTCGTTCATGTGCCATTGGATAGTCCCACGGCCCACACGATGATTCTTCCAGGGCCGAAGCGAGTTTAGGAGCTCGTCGGGATAGCCCCCGCGAGACATTGAAGTACCCGAGCGCGTTTCGGAATAGTTGCCGAGGCTCATTGAAGTTATGCCCGCGCTGTTTGAATTGGAAAGCTGATATCCGACCATGCGAGAGGCGATAAGCTCCAAGGGCTTAGGGAAGTTACAAAGGTCAACTCGCACGGTATAGCCATCGGTTGACTGTAGTTCATCGACTATCGCTTCCGTCGTCGTCAGGTAGGTGTCGGCCTGCGCGGAAATTGTGAAAATGCCATCATTCAAACGCGACCCCGATACGATGATATTCCCGCCCGTAGGATAGGCCATTGCGGTAAACCCGCCTGCGTCAAGCAAGATTTTATAGGTCGATCCGGTGACATCAAAATAGATGTCGTCGGAGGAAATGTCATAGTCAGTCGCGATGAACTTGTTATTGCACTCCTCCACGATGTCCGCGTAGACAATGGGGATAAGGAGCGATATCAGCGCGTCGCGAGTCGCGTCAGTATCGGTGATTCGGAGGAATGCTTTTACGTTTGCAAGAGTTACCATGATTCTTCCTCCTCATACACAGTCGCATTTATAATCACAATGGCGGAATCGGCATATGGTTTTATAATAACAAGCCATCTTCCCGGCTTCAAATCAAGCTCGCTTCGTTGCTCAGTTCCTCCGCTTGACCCATTACCGGCTACCGCTGTACCTCCGGGAATGCCTATTGGATAAACATCTCCGCTTCCGGCAATTGCCGTTGAGGTATGATAAAACTTTGATTCAATCGTGCTTGGCAACGCAGTCCGATTGTTTCTCGGCGATATTTCAGTACCAACATCTGTAACAGTTGGTGCATAGGTAGCTTCAAGTATTCCCCCAAACTTTGAATAATACGAAGCATTCCAATGCAACGTTTTCCCCGGAGGGATATCAATCATAAAATTACACCCGGTGCTGGCGGAAACACCAGTATATTCATGAGCCACCCGGTGCATTTTTCCGGTATGGGTAAGATGATGAATCCAATCGATAGTCACAAAAGCGTCAGTATTCTTTTCGCTGATATGGGTGAGTAATTTAAGGATATCAGTCATTACACCCATATTACCACCAAAAAAAGCGGGCAAGCCAGAGGAAGGAGGAGGACCCCCAACCCACCCGCAAAAATTACTTGCCGTCTACAAGCGGAAGCTCGTATCCCATTATGGTGGAGAAGAACAGAGCGGTCGTGGTAGTCACGGAAGCGCACAGGGAAATCGCGTTGCCGGGCATGATGGCGATAGCGCCGTCATAATCGACATCATAATTACCAGAACCTGCGGACGGGGCCACGGCACCGAGATTGATACCGGTGGAAGCGAGGAACGCGGGGGCCGCGGTGAAGGTACAGACAGCCGGAGCGAACTTCATGGAGGACGCAAACGGAGCGCCATAGATCGCCGGATCGGGAACCTGTTCGGTGAAGGTAACGATCGGCGCAGCGGTCCCGAGGGCGGACCCGGCGTTTTTCGTGATCATCCATTGAAGCGAGGAAACCGTGGTCGTCCCCGAAAGGAAGTTGACCATGAGCTTGGCGATATACAGGACCTTTCCAGAACCTGCCGGGTTCCAGATAGTCGGGCAATTTCCCGTAGTGGCCGAAAGCAGAAGCGCGGCTCCGGTTTTCACCGTGTAGTTGAAAAGAAAACCGCGCCGAGCGAGTTCGGCGTATTTGCCGCCCATCTGCGCGACCTTGAGCGATCCGTTCGAGTCCAGGGAGAGCGGAGCGTCCTCGCTGTCATTGCGAAAAAGCTGTCCGACAAGACCTTTTATGTTCATGTTCTACTCCTCGACGACATCTTCGTCGTCTATTTCATCGCCTCCAAGGGCGACGGCCTGTAGGTTGAGCTTCTTGAGCTCTACGAGGATTGCGCTCAGGCTTTCGTCCAAATCCCCGGCCAATGCATAGACGAGTTCCCGCGACTCGACGTTTTCGAGGTCCCATTTTTCAGCAAGCTGGGTCAGTCTTGGAATGCTCATTTGTTCGCCTCTTTGCGTGGCCGTCCGGGTCGGCGCTTCTCGGGCTCCGCTTTCGGGGTGGAGCACTCTGAGGCCCTAGTAGGCTCGTCTCCTTCGTCCGCTGCTTCAATTCCGGGCTCCGCTTCCGGAATTGAGGTTCCGGACTCGTCGCCCTCGACTTCCTGCGACTCCGACTCGATGTCGGGCTTTTCGATATCCGGCTCGGTTGCCATGGGCGCAGTCGATGCTTTGACAGGCCTAGGCGGCTCGGTGGCGTACCCCATGGCCAGGGCGTGACGGATGATCTCGGGGTTCAGGGTTTCAAAAGACCCGTCCTCGAAATCGTGTACCGTCCGCGATGAGCCCGGATACCGGAGTACGCCTGCGCCATAGAATTTCACCCCTCCCCCTAGCTTGACGTGGCGATTCCGCCAGCTCCGGCAGCCGTGGCGTCGGAATTGGCAATGAAGGCAGTTCCGGCAACGTTACACCACGAGGTCCATCCATACATGGCGCAAGAATCGATCAGTATGCCCTTGTTATTCGATGCAGCGCCGACGATGTAGATTGCAGACGTGGAAAGGATCGCGCCTTTGTTTACGCGCCAATTCTGGAAAGAGCATCGGCGGAAGAAAATCTGTCCGCCGATAGTGTCAGCCGCAGCTACCCTAACCGCCGCACAATCCGAGGTCGCGCTATCCTGGAGGAAGAAGCAATCCTCAAAGAAGTTCTGCCCCTGTACGCCTGTCATTAGAACGTTGCCCTGGGCCGCAGTCCTCACAGCATTGTTGTCGCCAAACCAGCAATGCTTGAACTCGGTTTCCGAAGCCGTATCGATGGTGACCGGCGCTCCCGTTGCGACGGAAAGCGTATTCGCGGTGAAGGCCGCGCGGAAGTGGCAATTCTCGAACTTGTTGCGGTTCGCGTGGACAGTGACGGCCACAAGGGAAAGCGCCTGCGTGCCCTCGTTGGCGATGTACATGTTCTTGAAACAGTTGTTTGAGCCGGTCATGTCGATCATGGTCGGGATATAGGAGGTGATTGAAGTAATCCCACCCGCCGACGCCGTAATCGCTACGGAAATGGTCAGGGTCAGAGCCGCGACAGCCGTAACCGTGAAAGTATCCGTATGGGCTCCGGCGCAAATACCCTGCATTCCAATTACCCATCCGTCGGTAATGAACGAATCGGCGGCGCGGGTGATCGTGAGGCCGGCGGTCGGGACGGTCAAGGTCGCGGTCGTGGTGACGGTCGTGGTAGTGATCCGGTTGCGGCTCATGTAGCCGCATCCGGGATTCATGCCGTACAGAGTAATGCCCCACTTGGCCCAGGTAAGGGTATGGGTCATGGAAAGGGAATTGGAACCGTCTGCATCGGCGGGGCTGAAATACGCGATACCGTCCCCGGCCCCCGAGGTGCATTTGTCATACGCTGCCTCAAGAGTAGCAAGGGCGGTATCCATAGTCCTACCGTCCGCGCTATCTGATCCGTTTCCCGAATCGACGAAAAACCAAGTACCCATAATAGGCGGAAGGGAGCCCATTTCTGCGATGATTTCAAGGGCGTTGCCCAATCCCTTCGATATGGCGGACGAACTTTCAAACTTCTTTGCCATTTCTGTTCTCCTTACGCCGAGGTCGCGAGGCCGGTGATGCTGCCGTGCATTTCCTCGGCTCCGTAATCGAGGCCGATCTGAAGGTAGAGGAAGCCACCCTTCTTGGCCGCAACGATGCCCTTCTGGTAGTAGGCCACATCGAGCCCATTGGCCGAATAAGATGCCGTCTCGTTCGCCTCATCCATGCTGGGAGGAACGGGGAGAAACACGGGAGCGCAGAGGGCGAGGTCCACGAGATATACCTCGTCGGTCGGCATCTGAGGATCGAACAGAGCCGGGATTCCGGCAGCGGGTCCGCCTGCGGAAAAAAACCGGGTGACGTTGGTTCCACCCTCGGTGCGTGACATGGGCGCGAAGCCATAGATGTCGTCGAGGGTCTGGAGGCTGAAGACGTTGCCGAGAAGGGCCATATTACCCCAAAGCGCCCCGGATGCGACCATCTCGCGAATAAGCTCCTCGATCATGTTCTTGGAAAGCTTGAGCCCGCCAGCCGCAACCGTGTTGGTCGTGATCGCATTCTTGAGGCCACGGGTCGCAACTGCGGTCGCGCTGGACGAGAGGTCGACAAAGGTGCCCTGGAGGAACGAATAGTCAGCATTGACGGCAAGTTGCTTGAGCCCGACCATCTTCTGGAACTCGATGCCGGTGAGTCCTTTCGCATAGCCGTCGACGTTCAGCCCGGAAAACTGCCCGATGAGGGATTGCTTCAGGAGCGTAGCCTCGACATCGTACTTCTGGATTTGCACGACATTGGAATCCTGTGCGGTCGTGGTCGTGGTAGGGGTTCCCTCAGCCGCAGCGGTGTCCTCGGACTGGACGGTTTGAGCCGCAGCGCTCAGCGCCCAAGGAAGGGCGATCGGAAACTTCTGCGTCGTGGTTCGCTTTGCGTTTGGCGCGATAGCCGCGAGAAACGGCGCTTGCTGCGCGCCAATGGCGAAAAACTCGCCTCGGTAATTCAGGGTATCGGAATCAGTCGTCGCCATGGTCTACTCCTGTGCGTTTGCGGCTTGCATCAGGCCCTTGAGCCTAAGCATTTCGATACCATTCCCGGCCTTCGATGCCGCATCGTATTGCGTCTTCAAGTCCGCCGGAGGGGTTGAGTTCCCGCCCTTCGGCGCTCCAGTGTCGCCAAATCTGCCCTTCAGCACGGCTTCCGTCTCTGCCTTCGCGTAGTCCTTCAGGCTCTTCGCGTAGGCTTTCACGCTTGCCATCGTTTTCTCGTCGTCCTCGTCGATGAACCGCTCGATGTGGGTTACCGGGATTTTTTCCTCAGCTGCGAGCTTGGTAGCCAGCGCCCGGAGCTTGTCCCGCTTCGCCTCTGCCTTCTCCGCCTCTCGTTCCGCCTTGATCTGCGCTAGCTCGATCCTGATCGGGTCAGTCTCAGGTCCGGTCAGCTTCTTGACTTCAGCTTCAACGAGCTTCGGGAACTTTTCGGCCATGAACTTCTTGTCGTGCGCTTCGACCCCGAGAGATACCCCGGCGTCAAGCGCTGCCTTGAAGTACGGGCTTTTGCCGATGTACTCAGCCGCCTTTTCCTTCGAGTCGATCCCCGCAACCGGATTAGCCGCAGTGATTGCCTCCTGAATGGCCGCTTCCGCAGCCGGGCGGTCTTCCTCGGGCAGTTTCCCCACAAGTTCTTTCAGGTTCATCGTTCCATCCTTGCCCCAGCCAGTTCGAGCCCGGCCAGTGCTTCAAGCAAATAAAAAAGGCGCATCTCCCGCCCGGTCTCCCGGATGGTCGATGCGCCTCTCTTTCGAGTAGTACGTTTCGGGGCTAACTCCCCTACTGCTTGTCAATACCCTAACACATTATTTCGTGATTTGCAATACCTCGCATCTATTCGTCTTGACGAGCTTTGGCTGACCGTTCTGGACGTGGACCTCAACCGACCCGTTGCCGCCATGCGCCCGGATCTCCTCGATGCGCTTGACCACCTCCTCAGCGACTTGCTTGTCGGCAAGCGTCAAGGTCCGCTCCTTCGGCTCACCCACGGCAGCAGCCCCACAAGGTGCCGCCTGATGACCATGTCCACGGTCTTTCGGTCAATTACTGTGGCCCGGCAGCCCCGATACCAAAGCGTGTCGCCGTTTTTGTACTGATCAAACCATGGCCGCTCTCGATAGGTGCCGTGGATGTGGACGATTTGCCAGCGGACAAGAAGGACAAAGATCACAAAAGCGGTCGCCAGGATCATCTTGCGCTCTCCTTTATATGGCCATTGTCATAAAGCGTATTGTATACTCCTTTCACAGTTGCTGTCAGGAAATAGGCAAGGCGTTCCTCGTCAACCATGGTGTGGTCGCCCATGCCATCACCATAATCCATTCCGAATTGGAGCACAAAACGCTCATGTGCAAAGGCAACATGCAAGCATTCGTGGGAAACTACGCCAGCGCCTAGGTCTTGCTCGTTAAGAAAGCAATAGGCGAAAAGACCATCCCCGACACCGCCGGAAGTTCGGTAAAGGGGTAGCACCACTCCGATAGTCGAAGCCCAGCCTTCCGGCAATGGGTGCATGATTTTGCGGTAGGTCGCCTCGGCGTGCATCCGCATGGCGTGAGCGTTCGGCGAAACGTGCAGCTCGAAATAATCGCGCCATCCATCGCGGCGCATCTCGTAGATAGCGGTCTTCGATTTGCTCAATACCCCCCCTACTTCAGCGCTATTTTAGGCCAGCCCTTCTCTGCCGTCCAGCCCTTCGAAATCGCCCATTGCTCGAATGTCTGATAGGGCAATATCTCCGACCCCTTCCCTGAGTCGTTGCGGATTCGGCGAACCTCGGGAGTAATACCGTCAAGCACGTCATAAGCATCGCACGCGCAATTTATATCTTCCTTGGCCACTCCAAACAATCTTGGTCGAGGGGCCGAATATCCATTGCTCCAAAATAGACCATTCTCGTCGGCATAAGTGCCGTCAAGATGCCCGTGCGCAGGGCGATCCTTTCTTCCGATTAGCCCTATCTCATGACTCCATCGCTTGCGCACCTGCAATCCGGCCTCAATCGCCGCTTCGTGCGCCTCCTCGGCCCCGACACTCCAACATCGCCCGGCCTCAGTCCTAATCACCCGCATCGCCTGCCAGAGGCCCTTGTCAAACTCGTCCTTGATCGCCCTCGCCATCTTGGCATACGAGTAGCCCTGGGTCAGTCCGCGCATCATCGCGGCTTGCGTCTTGTATATCCCGTCAATCGTGTTTTTGTCCCAGGTCTTGACAAGATCGAGGCCCGAAACGTCCGAGTAGACAGCGGCGCGGATAACGGAAATCGGCAGGGCGGGAATAGGCAACGGCACGGACACGGCTTGCTCGAATGCCCATTGCCCCCCGTAGTAGGCATCCTGCACGGCCTGGGCGCTTGTTTCCTCGGTGAGACGGACGCCCCTTGCCCTGAGTCCTTTCATCTCTGCGGCAAGGTTGTCCAGCCGGTTCTGGAATTGGTTGTACCGGATCGCGTCTTCTTTCCGTATACTCATCCCGTCAACCGGAGACTTCAACCCGACCTTCGCGTACAGCTTAGCCATCTGTCCGATTGTCTCCTCGTAGGCCGCTTTATAGTTGCGGAGGAGGATACGGTCGATGACGTTTTGCTGAGTTTCAAAAGCATCAAAGCGTGATTGCTGTAGTTTAGCCAAATCTCGGAAAGGTAAATCAGCCATAAGCTCCCCATTGCTCGGCCATAGCCTCGGCTATTCCCTTGAATGTCCTCGCTCGCTCATGCGCACTTGAATTAGCATACCATTTTGAATTACTTGAGGAACCATCTTTGCGCATATACCGTTCGCCATGATTGTCCATTATCTTAGTCGGTATTAAATTAGGCAAACCTTTTAGCCATAGGCAAGTTCTTTTTTCGTATTCTTCCCCGAACTGCCATGGATGGACTATTTGCGTATACTTAGGAAGTTCGGAATATCTATTTGGAACGGGATTTTCTATCGCTATTTTAGGAATTGGCAACGCTAATAGCATCAAGAATAACTCTCTAGCCTCTTTCATTTGTTCCCACCGCTCCGGGCGCTTGTGCAAATAATGAGCCCCCGGAACACATAAATAAGTACAGGGAGGATGCGCTATCATCATGTCCCATCCATCGTTAATTACATCCCGGATATCCCCCTGATAATGAGGCCCCGCGCTTTCGGTAGGCAATAAGTCACAACTCATTGCATTATGCCCTCGAGCAATAAAGGCATCGCGCACGCGCCCAGAATACTCGCAGGCTACCAATACTTTAATTGAATACCTCGCTTGCGTAAAAGCCTTGCTCTTGCAGCTTGGCTAGGTCTCTAAAGGGTAGATCAGGCATCAATCAATCCTTCGGAGGCTCGATACTTTCTTATAGTTCTAGCGGATACATTATACCTTTGCGCTAGAATTTCCGATCCTTCCTTCCCTTGCCTTATTTCTGCAATATCGGCCTTTGTCAGCTTTCTATAATTTCTATTTTTATTATACATATCTCGCATATTATCTAGATGCGTTCCAAGAAACAAATGATCGGGATTTATACATGCTGGATTATCGCATTTATGCAATACGCAATAGGCCCCAATATCTCCTTTATTGAGCATATAGGCTACCCTATGGGCAGATATTACCTTCCCTTGATATTTCATCATCCCATACCCGCAAGCATTTCTAAATCCGATATATTCCCAACATCCATTCGGAGCTATTATATATTTGTTTTCTATGCTTTTGGTATAATAATAAACACTCTTGCAATGTTTACTGCAAAAATTATGATTTGTTCTTGCTATTTCAGCCGGCTTCTTTTTGAACGATACCCCGCACTCTTCACATTTTACTAGCATTGGCATACCTCTATATCAGAGTATCATACCTTTGCATTTTGTGCAACTACCTTTATCCACTCGCTCATATATCCCCCTTGGCTAGCCTTTCTTGCAAACCTGGAATTGGAGTCCCCTGCGTTCTAACTCCTTCCACACCAATGCAACAAACTTCTCGTCGGATAATTTCTCGACTAGTTCGCTGGCAGTCGGGACAAAATAACTCTCTTCCTTGAAATATGCCATCTTGTTCCCCCTCCTTCTATTCTATCAGCTAGACGATATCTGCTTTCAGATTCGGAACATCGGGAATAAATGCGGCTTCAAATGCATCATCAGGCACCTCAAAAGAAAGGCGGCGGATATAGCTCATCTCGCCATTTGATACCATTTCACGGGCCTTATTCTCTTCGCCCGCCAAATAATCGGGATTATCATCCTCGGTGTATTCATCGGCGGCGGCCAAAAGCTCGGGGGCATATGCCCCCGGATAATCGCATGTTCGCTGTCCCCAAATCATGAAAACTTTCATTCCGTTTCCCCCTATCCCTATTCTATCAATCTTATGCCAAAGTTTTTAGTCTTTAGTTGTGATTCCATATCCTTCCTGTATCTATTTGCATAAGCATATAGCGCATCTATTTGCTCATATGATAGTGATACTTGAAAATCCCCTTCAACGTATGAATGCTGATATAGTTTACAACCCCACGGCGAACCAAATGCAGAGATATTATTACCTATATCGCAAATATCCTCGCTTGTTTTACTCATTTCTTCCCCCTTGGCTCTATTCCATCATGGCTTTATGGATTGCGCTAGAATATTCGACTCTATGCGCAAATCGATTTTGAAGATGCGCGCAACCATCCCCAGTATCAAAGCGCCAAGTCTGCTTTTGCCAGTTCCGACTACGGTTACTTTAACTGTCAATTCTCCAATGCTCGCCATCATTCCTCCTTATTCGCATCCTGCGCCGCTGGCTTGCCAAATGCGGGCGCAACTACTTCCGGCTTCTCCGGCGTAAACGCATCGGCTGGCCCGAGCATCCGCATAGCATCCTCGCGCGTCATCGTCGGCATCGCGGCTAGAACAATCTCGATACCCGTAGCGAGCGGGAGTTGATTATCGGCCACGGCCTGCGCCACGGTCACAAGAGAGGCTACCTGAGCACCGTTTAGCGCCTGGGCCTGTACGTCTCCGCTGGCGGGCAGGGCGAGGCCATCAGAGCCGGTATAATCGGGCTGGAGGTCGCTGTTCATATCCATTCCCTTAGCGCTTCCCATCTCGTCAAGCACAGCCTGCGAGTCGGGAATGAAATCAGCCGGGAATAGCTTCAAAGCCACCCTGTTGGGAAGGATGCCCGCCAGCTTCACGAACTGGTCAACCGCGCTCGCCATGTCAAATGGCAGATTACGCCGGAACTGGATCGTCACCTGCTCGCCGCGCGCCTCGGTCGACACGGAACCGAGGGCCTTTTGAATCAGCCGGATGCGCCATTGAAGCCCGCGCGAGAAGTACGCCTCGATCGAGGCGCAGAGGTACTCGAACTGCAGAAGCTTGTAGGCAAGGGCGATCCCGCTGATCTGCCCCGTAGTCGCGATGTCGTTCGGATTGATGATCTGCATCATGTCGTAGATGAGCCGTTCGAAGGTGTCAGTCGCCGTCTTGATAAAATCGATCGGGATTGTCTTCGTCAAGAACGCGACGGCCTTCGTCACGTCGTCGCCAAGATCCTCGAAGGTCCGCGTCTCCTTGAGCATGTCCAACTCGCTCTTGCCCGTGTCGGGGTCGACCTCGGCGGACAATCGGTTGCGCAAGAGCATGTAGCTTGAGGCGAAGCGCTGCGCCTCATTGGCGAAGTCTTCCGAGATAAGCCGGTCATGGAAATCGATCAAGGAAATCACGCAGTCGAAAAGGTTCGAGCAATCTCGGGCCATCTTGAATTGGGCGAACGGCGTCTCGCCATAGCCATGCAAACCCATCCCCTCCTCGCCCTTTTCCGGGTCAGCCATGACCTCAATCATTGCCCCGCGCTTACCCTTCCACTTCCGAGCGCGCACGTCGTCCCAGTAGTAGACCTCCTGGATCTCCTCGTCTCCCTCCATCTCGCAGTAATGCCGGATCATGCCGACCAGCTTCGGCGGGAGCGAGTCGTCCCATATCGGGATGCACTGAGCATAGGGAACTTCCACGAAGTGCGGCTTTCCGTCGACCTTGTAGTGGTACTCCCAGGCCTCGCCGTGGGTAAGGACGGTCTCGGCCTCCTCCTGGGTCGTCAGCTCCTCGTCGGACACGTCAAAGATCGGTTTCAGCGTGTCGGCGTAGTAGCCCTCGGGGTCGGTCGAGTAGGTGATGTTGCCAGGCTTGAACATGTACCCGGAAACCAGCCTGATACCTTTGCGCGCGATCGGCACAGGAATACGGTTGTCTGGATCCTCGTGCGCCTTGCGGTCGAGGATTGCAGGGTTTCGCCCGCCGGCGTAGCGGCATTGCTTCTCGTAGCGGTCGGTGCGGTGCCCGTCTATCCGCTTCTGGATCTCTGCTAATTCCACGATTTTCTCCCTATAGCCCTAGCGCGGTGGCTGATTGCCCCGCGCGCATGCGCTTGCCCACCTGCATTATATACCCCGCGCTCAAATTGTCCACCTGGTCATCATGCCCCGTCAAGCCGTCAAAGCGCATGACCTCGTCAAGCCATGTGTCGTTCCACTCGCCGCGCCGGACATGGACATGGCCGGGTGCCTCGAAGATCGGCTCAAGGGGAGTCGCGCGCATGGCCTTATCGCCCTCGCCGTGAATATCGATCTTGTACCATGCCAGCTCGGGCATCGATCGCTTGAGGTAGGGATAGGCGTCCTTGGAGTCCAGCGAGGACTCAATACACTGGCGCACGCGAGGGCCGTCCATGCGCGCGATCGTCCGGATCTTGGCGTCCCGGTCTGTAGCGTCGTCGCGGGTTCTCATGACGTGATCAATCCAGAGGTGCGGGACCGGATCGCCTGCCCGGCGCTCGAATGCGAGATACGTCCCGCTTGTCCAGTCGGGATCATCGCCCCCGCGTTGCTTGGCAGTGTGCGCCAGATCCCAGACCCGCACCCAGGTAAGCCTCTTGTCCTTCGGCGGCTCGTCGTACCACTCGATATGCTCGACGCTGAGCCGTCCGCCGGTTCGGGGCTGCGGATTGCAGTCAAGGATCGCCGCAGCCGAGTAGCGCCCGAGCGTTGCGTATTGTGTCCGATACCATGATTTCGGATAGCGCTCCTCGAAGAGGTATTCAAAAGGATACACCCCCTCGCCCTTGTAGTCTGCCGCCTTCGCAGGGAACTGCATGACCTCGAAGCGCGGGAACTCGGGATCGGCCTTCATGGCTTTGATGATCCGGCCCGTGATGTCGTCGATATTCCACCACGTCGCTAGGACGATTACGATCCCGACCGGCGCGATGCGGGTCATGAAATCGTCCTTAAAGGCGTTCCACGCGTTGTCCCGCTGCACGGCGCTCTCAGCCTCGGCTCTGCCCGAGCAATAGTCATCAAGTATGCCCAGCGCGTAACCTGAGCCCGTCATGTGGCCCTGGAGCCCCGTTGCCATGAGCCCGCCTCCCTTGTCGGTAAGGTAGTGGTCCTTGCGGTTGGTATCCTGAGACAGCCTAAGGTCGGGGTAGCAGAGCCCATAGCGTGGCGACTCGATGACCCCGCGCGCAAAGGCGGAAAACTCGGTGGCCTTGTCGGAAGCATAGGATACCTGCATGACCTCCGCGCCGGGAAATTCCCCGAGAAAATGCGGGCCGAGGTAGCGGGAGACAATATCGCTTTTCCCCGCGCGGTGATGGACGTTGATCAGCAAATAGGTCGTGATGCCTGCCCGGTAGTCCTCGAAGGCCCGGTCGATCCGCTCACATATCTTGCGGGTGTGGAATCCGGGGGTAAATGGTGACATGCCGCGCCATGTCACCTTCATAAACTTTAAATGAGATTCTCTTATCTTGCGGACAGCCCTTTCCGCTTTGGCTATAAACCGACTATTCGGCATCTGAGATAAACTTCTCTAGCTCCTCATTCGAAAGAGCGGCGAACATAAAACCACCATTGACGCTCCCCGACATCTCAACCGAAGCAGGCGGGGTGCCATAGGCGCGATTCATGATGATCTCAGCGGCGCGGATCCTGGCAGCTTCGGGGCTTTCCGCGTTTCTCATGATCGTTATCAAGACGGTGAGGGCTTCATGTGACGCAGCCTTAGCGGCTTCTTTCAACTCGGGAGGAAGCAAAGGGCGTCCGCCAGGATTTCCGCTTGTCCCTGGAGCAAATTTTCCCTTCTCGCCCCTGTTTGAACCCTGATCTGAGGCGGTTTTCCTTGCCTTTGGCGCAGTCTTCAGTGACTCCTCGGTCTTTGCCTTCGCGCGCGTTTTACCTACCGCTTTCTCTTTTGCTACGCCCTTGCCCCGTTCTACCATTTCCTTCCCCTTTGTCTAAGTGCCCATGCTAACAATATATCGCGCGGGCAGCGTAGTCAAT